GATGAAATCCGGTTCTTTCCTTGCCAAGCGGTTCATGGCAGAACTGGACGCAGCGACCGTGAAGCGCGTGAAGGGCAGCACCGATCCCACCGATTTCGACCCCGTGGTCACCGTCATCAAGGTCGCGCTGACAAGCATTGTTACCGCAGTTGCCGACGCCACCGAGATCGACCGCACCGTCGTTGACCGCATCGCGTTCGCAGAGCTGCTCGCCGCCAAGAAGATGTTCGTCAACACCTCCCGCGTCACCACAGGCGAAGAAGCTGAGCGGATGGTTCAGGACCTCACCGTCGCCGAGACCAAAGGCAAGACCCGCGACGCCAACGGCGTGGAGGTGGAGTGAGACGAACGCTGCCGCCACTCCGACCACCGCTCAGGCGCTCAGCCTTTCCAAAAGCACCGACCGTACCAGCTCCCATCGTAACACCCGCGTGTTCATCAGCTCTCCTTACCGCGCTGTCTTGACCCCGGAGGAGCGCAAAACGCTCCCGGCGTCGGAGCTGATGGAACTGCGTGACCAGCGGTTCATGGACAACGTCGTCACCGCTCTCACCGGCTGCGCTTTCACCGTGGCCCACGGCAAGCTCCCGATGGCTCCTCACGCATACTTCACCCGCTTCCTTGACGACAACGACCCGGAGGAAAGGGCAAAAGGCATCCGGCTCGGCAACGACTGGCTCATGGACTGCGAGGAGCTGTGGGTCATGGGCGACACCATCTCGCCGGGCATGAAGGATGAGATCGAGCTGGCGCGCCAGCTTGGATTCCCGATTCGATACTTCACCCCTTACAACATCACCAACACCGGCGCGGCCGCCGATTACTACTTGCCTGTGGAGGAACCGGCAACCGAGGACTAACCAAGGGTGGCACAAAGCCACGAGCCATGAAACGAGAGGAGGATTCACCGTGATGAAACAGAGCCAGAGCCAAACCATAGCCACCAGTTACTCCAGCGATCACGCGGAGGCATATATCAACACCTACACGCCCGACTCCGAGCATCTTAACCTCAGTAGTTTCCCAATCACCTTCACGAAAGCCGGCTTCCGGCAGTTCTCACGCGTGAATCATCTTCTCGGCGCGCGTTTCATTCGGGCTTTCGTGCTCTACCGCGAGGTGGCGGCCTACATCATGGCGCACGAAGAAGACGGTTACCATCTCGACACCATCTGCCTCGACCTTCGTTACGACGAAAACGTCTATCTGCTTCTCATGAAGTGCCACGGCGAATGGCTCATTACCGACGTGGGCTTCATCGATGGAGCGGTCGATGGCAGCAAAGGCTGGAGCCCTGTCCTCGTCTGGCAGCGCATCACCAGCGGCCTGCGCGTCATCCTTCGGCAGATTCTCTGCGGCTGGAAGCGCGTGGCCACGACCCTTTCTACCATCCCAGCACGGCTGGAATACCAAAATCCATAGAAATCGGAGGAAACCATTATGTCTACTGACCTAAAAAACGAACCGACCACTCCGCGCGAGGAAGCCTTTGCCGAGGCATCCGGGGCACTCCAGACCATTGCCACAGGCGCGATGGGGCTGCTTTCGGCAATGTACAACCTCTTGGAGGATGTGAGCAAGGGCCATGCGGCTAACACGGCTGATTCTGTGGCTACCGAGCAAACGGCTGATACCGTGCCCGAAACCACACCGCCTCCCAAGGCAGAACCCGCGCCCAGCGCGCAGCCTGACCCCGCGCCCAAGTCTGTCATCACTCCCGACGATATCACAAAGGCTTGCGTCGTTCTCATCAAGCGCAATCGGGCGAACAGCCAGCGGATTCAAGCTCTGCTCCAGACTTACGGCGTGAGCCAGATGAGCGCGCTCGACGCATCCAAGTACGAAGCGTTCATGGCAGATCTCACCGCCCTCGAAGGGTAAGGTGAGCGGATATGCCACCCAACAAGCACGCAATTCTCGGAGCGTCCTCCTCACACCGCTGGCTGGTGTGTACTCCATCGGTAAGGCTTGAGGAGCAGTTTCCATCAAGAACGTCGGTTTTCGCCGAGGAGGGCACGTTCGCGCATGAGCTGTGTGAGTACAAGGTCAACAAGTACCTTCACAAGCGCGGTCTGAAACGCCCACAGTCGGAGCAGTTCATGTCGGAGGAGATTGATGCCATCACCGACGCCTACGCGCAGTTCGTGGAGGAATGCATCGAAGACATGCAGGCGCGGGGGATAGAACCGCTGGTGTTCATCGAGGCGAAGCTCGACTACTCCCATATCGCGCCGGAGGGCTTCGGTACCGGCGACTGCGTCATTCTTGGCGGGAGCGAGCTTCACGTAATGGACTTCAAGACCGGCTCCGGGGTGTTCGTCGAGGCTGACCATAACCCGCAGATGATGCTTTACGCTCTCGGCGCGCTTCACGGCTACGGTTTTCTCTACGATATCACGACCGTTTCTATGACCATCGTCCAGCCAAGACTGCAGAACATTTCGACCTGTACCCTTTCCGTGAACGAGCTGAACACCTGGGCGGAGGAATACGCGAGACCCCACGCTCTCATGGCCTTCAAGGGCGAGGGTGAACTGGTACCCGGACCGCACTGCCGCTTCTGTCGTGCGAAGCCGGCGTGTAAAGCCTGTGCGGAAGAAGCACTCGCTCTGGCGCGGCAGGAGTTCCTCGATGTGGAAGCCACGCTGGAGGACAAGCCAGCCAACATCCCAGACGCACTCCCAGCCTTTCACTTCAAGCACCCGAAGCTCGTTGACCACGGTGAGCTGGAGGCAATCCTGCCAAACCTCGCTCGGATACAAAAGTGGATTGATGATGTGTTCAGCTACGCAGCCGACGAGGCCATCAACCACGGTCAGACGTGGGCTGGCTACAAGATCGTCGAGGGGCGGTCTGTTCGTAAGTTCGCCGATGAAAAGGCTGTGGTGAAAGCCGCCACAGAGGCAGGGTTTACGGACATCTACAAGAGATCGCTTATCACCCTTACGGAGTTCGAGAAGCTCATGGGCAAGAAAGTGTTCCAAGCCGCGCTCGGCTCCCTGGTCTACAAGCCGCCCGGAAAGCTGGCGCTGGTGCCGGAGAGCGACAAGCGTGAAGCTGTTGACTTATCCGGCGGCGTGAACGACTTCCAAGCTCTTCCCGATGAATCCGAGGAGGAATGACGAAATGACACGCTCTACCGATTCACCATTTCACCCCAGAGATGGGCCTGCCGACCATCGTGAAAACCACCAACAACGCGCCCACGGCGGCGCGACTCTACTCAACAACATTATTTCTGGAGGTAACAAACCATGGCTAAGAATGAAACCCTTACCAAGATCGTAATCCCCTGCCGTATCTCGTTCGCCAACATCTGGGAGGCGAAGAGTATCAACGGCTCTGACCCCAAGTACTCCGTTTCCTGTGTCATCCCCAAGTCCGACAAGAAGACGCTCGCCAAGATCCAGAAGGCCGTCGAAGCCGCAAAGGAAGAGGCGAAAGGCAAGAAATGGGGCGGTAAGATTCCGCCCAATCTGAAGCTCCCTCTCCGAGACGGCGACATCGAGCGCCCCGACGATGAGAACTATGCGAACTGCATGTTTCTCAACGCCAATTCCACCGATAAGCCCGGCATCGTAGACCGGCAGGTGACCCCGATTCTCGATCCCATGCAGGTCTATTCTGGCTGCTACTGCAATGTGAGCCTTTCCGTGTACGGCTTCAGCAGCAACGGTAACCGCGGCGTGGCGTGCGGCCTGGGCAACATCCAGTGGCTCAAGGACGGCGAGCGTCTCTCCGGCAAGGCTGACGCGGCTTCCGACTTCGAGGCGGTCGCAGACGATGCCGACGTGCTGAACGATGACGACCTTCCGGATTATTTGAAGTAAAGACCCCAGCCATTGCTCCCTTTGGTCAGCGGGAGGTTCGTCCTCCCGTCTGGCTGGGAGCGGTACATAAAACCCTTTGTCATTAAACTATTCTGCTTAACCCGGAAAGGAGCTGATCACATGCCGGAAAAGGTTCTCCACATCGACATCGAAACCCGGTCGGACATTGACCTGTCAAAGGCTGGCGTGTATCCATACTCGGAATCTGACAACTTTGCCATCCTGCTCGTGGCTACTGCCATCGATGACGGCGAGATAGCTTGTTTTGACCTTGCCTCCGGCGACACGCTGCCGGACTGGTTCACAAAGGCTTTAGTTGACCCTCAGTACATCAAAGTCGCGCACAACGCCAGCTTTGAGCGGGTGTGCTTCTCGCGCTTCTTGAACGGTCGCAAGTCTTATACCTTCCTCGACCCCAGTCAATGGCATTGCACAATGGTTCATGCCGCGATGCTTGGATTACCTTTCTCTCTGGACGGTGTCGCTAAAGTCCTCGGCACGGGTGAGCAAAAGGATAAGGCTGGTGCCGACTTAATCAAGTACTTTTGCGTTCCGTGTAAACCCACCCAATCGAACGGTAATCGCACATGGAACAACCCCGCTGACGCACCTGAAAAGTGGGAGCAATTTGTCTCTTACTGTGTTCAGGACGTCGCCACCGAAAGAGACATTTACTACCGCCTCCAGCGGTTTCCGATACCGGAATCTGAAAGGCTTGTGTACACCCTCGACCAGCAGATTAACGACCGTGGTGTTCTCATTGACCTCCAGATGGTTGAGCAGGCCATAAAGTGCGATCTACTCCACTCTGAAATCCTGACGCGCCGAGCTTACGAGCTGACATCGCTTGAGAACCCGAACTCCGTATCCCAGCTGAAGATGTGGCTGGAGGAGCGCGGACTTTCGATGGACACGCTGGGCAAGAAGCAGGTCGCGGCGCAGATACGGGAGCTTGACAAGAACGGCTGCGACGCCGAACTGCTTGAGATGCTGAAGCTGCGTTTACAGATGGCGAAGTCATCCGTGAAAAAGTATCAGGCCGCAGAACGGGCGGTCAGCGCGGACGGCAGAGCGCGCGGCTTATTCAGATACTACGGCGCGAATCACACCGGCCGCTGGTGCTTGGGGGAAGGCAGTCACGTTCTTGTAAAGGACAAAAACGGTCATGTTTACGAGAAACCCATTGAAGACGTTCTTCTCTCTGATCGCGTATTCGACGGCGAAAACTGGGTCACCCACGACGGCGTTGTTTTCAGCGGTGATAAGGACGTAATCACATGGGACGGCGTTACTGCTACACCAGAGCACATGGTTTTCATTGATGACACGACCAAGATTCCTCTCGGTGAAGCGGCTGAGAAGAAGTTACCGCTATGGCAGGGTTCAAGGAAGATTTACTCGGTCTATAGAGTCACCCTGCCATCCGGGCGAATTTATGTTGGTTACACTGGCATGAAAATACAGGAACGCTGGAGACACCACATAGTACGAGCTGCTTCCGGCGAATGTCCCAATCACCCTTTCTATTCCGAACTAAGCAGAAGTAATCCGGCTGACTGCAAACTCGAGACGATTTGCACCGGCAACAGCCGGAAGGCAATCATGGCTCGTGAGCGAGAGGAGATTGCTAAAGTACCGTGCGAGTTGTCGCTCAATCTATCTCCCGGAGGTGCGCTTGACGCACAGTTTGGCGGTCACGTGTTCTGGGAAAGGCTTAACGCAGACCCTGAGAAGCGCAAGTCATTTCTCAAAAAGCTGTCTGATACCAAGCTTCAAAACGACTGGACTGACTACGAGGCTCTGACAGCGGCAGCTCGTAAATGGCAGCACGAGAATCCCCGTAAAGCTTATAAAAACGGTTATCGAAGCATCCGACTGGCGCGTCGCGCTGAAGGCTATCCGCCTGGGTATGTCCCTATCAAAGATAACCGGCCACGTAAAGAGCGGCTTATGTGTAAGTACAAACTCAACGAAGTGCGTCGGCGCAACACATCACGTGTTTGGTCGGAGAGAAGCGATTCCGAAAAATCAGAAATATTCGGGAAGATTTCAGTAGCCGCAAAAAAGCGGTTTGAAGACATGCAACTTGATGAGCGCAGAGAGGTTACTGCAAAAGCACGCCCTGCGATTGACCGCAAAAAACAAGGCTCAGCCGCAAGTGCGGGAATCAAGAAATTCTGGGTTGACCTAAAGGCTGACCCTGAACGATATGAAGCCTACATGACGGCGCGCACTGCAAGTCTGATGAAAACAATAGGAGAGAAGAAAAATGCGCACATATGACATCATCAACGCAGGCTCCAAGAACAGATACATGGCAAATGAGCGCATTGTCTCGAACAGTGGTCGCTCAATCCAGCTACAAAATCTCCCGCAGAATCACCTTTCCACCCTTGATGAAGCACGTGAGTTACTCAAGCTCGGAGCGTTCGATATGCTCGGAACCCTTTATGGCAACGCGCCCGATACGCTATCCCAGCTCATCCGCACGATGCTTGTGCCAAAGGCTGGATGCGAGTTTGTGGTCGCTGACTTCTCCGCCATCGAAGCGCGCGTCCTCGCTTGGCTTGCCTGTGAGCAATGGCGGCTGGACAGCTTCAATGCTGGAGCTGACATCTACTGCGCATCGGCGAGTCAGATGTTCGGAATCCCTGTGGTCAAGAACGGCGTTAACGGTCACCTGCGGCAGAAAGGTAAGGTTGCAGAATTGGCCTGTGGCTATGGCGGTGCTGCCGGTGCGCTGATCGCAATGGGCGCGCTTGACATGGGTCTTAAGGAGTCAGAACTTCCCGACCTTATCAGCGACTGGCGCAACGCCAATCCACGCATCGTGCAGTACTGGTGGGACGTGGATAAGGCTGCCACCGACACCGTGAAAACCGGCAACCTGAACACGGTAGGGCTTATCACTTTCGAGCGTTATGCCGGGGAGCTGTTCATCACACTCCCTTCCGGCCGCAAGCTCGCCTACGCTTCACCCCGCCTTGAGCCTAATCGCTTCGGCAGGATGGGCATCACCTACATGAGCATCGGTACGAACAACAAGTGGCAAAGGCTTGAGACCTACGGTCCTAAAATCGTGGAAAACATCGTGCAAGCTACATCACGTGACCTTTTGGCGGAGGCAATGCTCCGCGTCCGCGATGCCGGATATGACATTGTCCTTCATGTACACGACGAGCTGTGCGTGGAAGTACCCAAAGGCTCACTAAACGTTGACGCGCTCTGCAAACTCATGTCGGTCAATCCGTTGTGGGCAGAGGGCTTGCCTTTGGCCGCCGCTGGCTTCGCTTGTCCGTACTACCAGAAAGATTAGGCCGCGCTTTATTGATTTCCTTAAGGAGATGAAGCACATGAAGACGAAAGATAAGCCCGTTCAAAGGGCATACAGCAACCCAACAGAAGATCTCGCCATCGGGCGCGTGATGAGGCAGTGGAAGAAGAAACAGAAGCGCCAGCGTGACCACGAGGATTATCTGAAACGTAAAGCCGCGTGGGAAGCCGCACACCCCGGCAAGGTTTATGAGAATCGACCGCGCTACAACACACAGGTCTGGAAGGACGGTGGGCGCTGATGCGAGAGTACGTCATTGAAGACGCCTTTCGGGATGAAGTCGCCCGGCGCGGTGGCTTGGCGCTCAAGTTCACCAGCCAGACCATGAACGGCTTGCCGGACCGCTTGGTTCTCTTACTCGGCGGCAAGGCGGCGTTCGTCGAGCTGAAGGCTCCCGGCAAGACCATGCGCCCTTTGCAGGTCAAGCGGAAAGAGCAGCTGGCAGCTCTCGGTTTCCCGGTGTTCTGCGTTGACCGCTTCGAGCAGATACGCTCCGTGCTGGATGCCATCGCGTCTTGGCAGCCGGGTGAACACATGCCGGAGGCTGGCGCAGCGATACCAGAATTGACCCGCGTGGAGTACCCGGCATTCCGGGAAGATGACCCATTCAAGACACGCTTCGGTGACCCTTTCCCGGAGTTTAGCAGTATCGACCCAACCAATACGACAGGAGATGACGATGATGATGACACCTGAACAGAGCAGAAGTTTAGACGAGTATTTGTCCCAAAGGCATGAACGGTTTGCGGCAAAGCCCGACAAGGTACTCGTTGATGCCAGAGAACTGGCGAATTACGTGGTGAATATGGACTTCCCGGAATGGGCGCTGGGCGACGAACTCAAAGTTTACGAGATGTTCGAGCGAGTGCTTGACATCATCGATCTCACAGCGACGCTTGACAACCCCGGTCTTTCTCGCGGCTGGCTGTTCTCGTGGCAGAACGTCAAGGAGGATGGTGGAGGTCAATGATATTCACGCCTCACGACTACCAGAAATACTGCACCGAGTATCTCAAGACCCACCCAATAGCTGCGCTGTTCCTGGACATGGGACTTGGGAAAACAATCATCACCCTTTCGGCCATCAACGACCTGATGCTTGATTCATTCGTTGTCTCGAAGGTACTCATCATCGCACCCCTTAGAGTTGCCCGTGACACATGGCCTGCGGAGCTGGCGAAGTGGGAGCATCTCCACAACCTTGATCTGTCGGTAATCACAGGGGCGGTCAAAGAGCGCGAAAGGGCTCTGAACGCCAAGACTCTACTCTATGCCATCAACCGCGACAACGTGAAATGGCTGGTCGAGTACTACGCCCGCTTCAATCTCCCTTGGGACTTCGACATGGTGGTCATCGACGAACTGAGTTCCTTTAAGTCGCATCAGTCCCAGCGTTTCAAGGCGCTCCGCTCCATCCGACCGCGAGTAAGGAGAATCGTAGGGCTCACGGGAACACCCTCGTCGAATGGACTCATGGACCTTTGGGCTGAAATCGGCATCCTCGATAAGGGTGAAAGGTTAGGAAAGTTCATCGGGCGCTATCGGGAGGCGTACTTCAAGGTCGGCTCCATGAACCCCCAGAACGGCATTGTGTTTAAGTATGTGCCGAGAGCGGGTGCTGAAGAACAGATTTACAGCAGAATCTTCGACATTACTATCTCCATGAAAGCTCTCGACTACCTCGATATGCCGTCCATCGTCTATAACCGCTACGAAGTGGAGCTGGATGCTCCGGAACGGAAGCTGTATGACCAGCTGGAGTCCGACCTCTTGATACCCTTTGTCGATGGTGATGTTGACGCCGCGAATGCCGTAGCTCTATCGAACAAGCTACTGCAAATGGCGAACGGCGCGGTCTACGACGAGAACAAGGCGGTACGCCGAATCCACGACCGAAAGCTGGAGGCACTGGAGGACTTGATTGAGTCGGCCAATGGGCAGAACGTTCTCATCGCTTACTGGTTTAAGCATGACAAGGAGCGCATTGTAGGCTATCTCGAAGCTCATGGCTACCACCCCGCAGACATCAGAACGTCCGAAGATATTACCTTTTGGAATGCTGGCAAGCTCCCCGTCGCCCTGATACACCCAGCTTCCGCCGGCCATGGTTTGAACATCCAATCCGGCGGACACATCCTCATCTGGTTCGGTTTGACGTGGTCTTTGGAACTGTACCAACAAACCAACGCACGGCTCTGGCGGCAGGGACAGACGGAGACCGTAATCATTCAGCACATTATGGTCAAGCAGTCGATTGACGAGAAGGTCATGAAGGCATTGTCCAGCAAGGATGCCAGCCAAGAGCGCCTGATCGCCGCCGTCAGGGCGAGTATTGATGATGTTCGGGCAAGCCGAGCATAAATCCACAGAGTGTTCAGCGAGGAGGTGATGAGCGTGAGTACGGAAAACAGCCAAGGACAACAGTCCACCGCTGCCAAAGAATCTCTGGCCGCCATTGACCCTAAATGGGCGCGGCGGCATCTCGTCATTGAAGCCTTGGAGGACTACAGGCTCAGACTAAACGCTCGTTCCTCATTGCAGGATCGCTATGACACGCTTTGCGCTCGCCTCTACTCCGGCCGTTCCTCCCGTATCACGGGCATGCCAACTAACCATGACCAGTTCGCAGCGGGCGATCACTTTGCCGAGATGCTCGACGAGAAGATGGAGCTTGAAAGGGCGTTGGCGGCGGAGGCAGAGCAAATGGATGATGTTCGTAATGCTCTGGACTACATTGACGGTCAAAGCAGATTGTTTCTCGAACAGTTCTACCTTGGAGCCAACCCCAAAAAGGCATTAACCATACTTATGCGTGGTCTTGGCTATTCGGCACCCGCAGTTTATAAAATTCGCAATGCCGCACTTGATAAACTCTACAACATTTTGTACGCGGAGGCATAACGCCTTCAGAACGGAGGAAACCATGGATAAAGCAAGAACGCAGCAGATTGAGCAGATGCTCAAGGATTATTTTACGGGATACAACTACCTTTCCGGCGCGCCGGATCATGTAGTACGGAAGATGAAGGATAAACGGATTATTCCAACGACCGTTGTCGAAAGGCTGGTCAGCAAGGCTCTCAGAGCAATCGCCGAGCTTGAGCCGTACATCGAGAAACTGAACATCGCGGATATGCAGTTACTTAGCGAGATATACGACTCCAACGAGTCAATCAAGCATCAAGTAGAGAGTGTCGCCGCAAGCAGATACAGCTCACCGAGAACTGTCTACAGGATGAGACTTGATATTCTAGAAAAAATCAATAGCTACATGCCGTCGGTGCTAACCGACGAGGAAAGGGATTCCTTGTTTAACGCGAGGTGGCTTCGGTGAGTAAACAGAGAGCACGAAATCAAGTTCCTATCCCCGATTCGTATTGGGAGGACTTGGCGAACGCGATTGTTGTGAAAGCGGTGGACGATTATCTCGCCGCACACAATGCTCTACAGAAAGACCCTGACAATCTCAGGGCTCAGTTGATGCAGAAGAATGTGCTCTCTTTCTTGAAGTCAAGCTGGTACGAGACTTTGACAAGTGTCAGCCCAAGCATTATCATTCAGCACTTGGAGAACAAGACAGGCACAGACATTGATTTCTGATGACTCTGAAAGTTGTCACAACTTGTCCCGAAAAGTATAAGATTTCGGCTTTAGGAAGTGCTAAAATGGTATCATGGAGTAAGTGGGAAGGAGAACTACCGCCTACACCCCAACAACCCAGCAACCAAACATCAACCCCGTCAGAGCACAACAAGCTCAGCGGGGTTTTCTTTTACCCTTTAACAACCACCGTTGCCACCGGAAACTCGGGAGGTGATCTCATGGCACGGAAAAACAATCGCAAACATTACCACAGTCGCTGGCTGCCCGACGACCTTTTCAAGCTCACGAAAAAGAAAAGGATGAGCATTGCGGCTACGCCCACGGCTACGGCTACTCCTCAGAGCATTATACCAAGCAGAGAGAAGGACAAACCTATGGAGACCCATACATCAACCTCAACCCCAGCATCAACGACACCTTTGACCCCGCGCCCGGCGAAACCGCAGGGGGTGGATGACCCACGTATCACTCGTGGCTCTGTCTGGTTCGCCGACTTAGCTCCTCGTACTACATCAAACTTAATCACCAGCGTTCAGACCGGCACAAGACCCGTTCTGGTCATCAGTAACGATCTCAATAACCGCTACGGTACCGTGATCACTGTCATCCCTTTCACAGGAGCGCCGAAAAGACTTGATATGCCAACGCATGTAGCCGTGATACCCTCCGATGTAAGAAACGGCTACATGCCCAGCGAGATCTACGAGTCCACGCTGCTCTGTGAGCAGGTTACGGCTCTGGATAAGTCGCGCCTTGTCAGCTACGTAGGTACAGTCGTAAGCCAAGACCTGATGAACCGCGTTGAAACCGCGCTTCTGACGCAGGTCGGCATTACAGTCAACACACCATCATCGGCAAAGGAGGAATGAGCATAATGCCCGATAATAAAACGCCAGCAACGCCTCGTCAGTACATGCCACCGAACATAGATGGCATCCCGGAAGCTCTGAAAGTCACGGCTCGTTTTTGCGTCTGGAAAACGGAGGAGCGCGACGGGAGGATTACTAAGGTGCCTTTCAATCCCAGAACGGGTGGTAGGGCAATGACCAACGTGCCGTCCACGTTCTCCACCTTTGATGTCGCGGTTGGCGCTTTCAAGGCTTCGCAGGATAAACCCGACCCGTTCCTCGGCTTGGGCATCATCCTTTCGTCCAACCTCGTTGTCATCGACATTGATCATTGCGCGGCACCGGATGGCTCTATCTCTGATTTCGCGCAGGACGTTCTCGACATTATCGGTGACGCTTATGTTGAGCTGTCGCCCTCTGGCGCAGGTTTACACGTTTTCGGTATTGCACCCGGTCTCGTTTTCGACAAGATTCGCTACTTCATGAAAAAGTCGGAGCTTGGCTTGGAAGTCTACGCGGCGGGCTCGACCAACCGCTTCATGACCGTTACCGGGAAGCCTTTCCTTCTGCCAAACGGTACCACGGACGTGGCTCAAGTTACTGCATTCCCGGATATTTCAAGCACCCTGCCGGAACTGCTGGAGGAATACATGCAGCGCCCGCCTCAGCAGCAGAAGAAGCCGGTCGAGCCACACTCGTATCTTTCCGATGAATCCGTTATCGCAAAGGCTGGAGCGGGAAAACAGGGCACGAAGTTCAAGCAGCTCTACACGGGCGACTTCTCAGCCTACGGTTCCCATAGCGAGGCCGATCTTGCCCTCGCGTCTATCCTCGCCTTCTGGTGCGGGTGCGATATTGAGCAGATGGACAGGCTCTACCGTGAGTCCGGGCTTATGCGGGAAAAGTGGGATCGAAGTCAGAGTGGTTCGACCTATGGACAGCTAACGCTGCAAAAAGCTGCTGATTCCTGCACCGAGGCCTATAACCCTCTCGGCTCCGGCTACGGTACGCCTGATGAGGACTTCGATGCCGTGGAGGAAGCCGTAGAGGAAGCCGCCGAGGATTCGACCGAGGCAGCAACCGACACACCCTCGCCTGAATCCTCATCCCTTTCCACAGCGGAGCAGCGGAAACGCGGCGCAGCGGTTATCGACTTTACGCCCGCTTACGGCTCTCTCACAGTACGCCTTACTGACCTCAATCCGCTCGACGGCAGCAAGTATCCGACTACCGATATGGGCTTTGGGCAGCTCTTTGCTGACTACTATCGCCCTATCGCCAGATACTGCCCCGAACGCAAGCTGTGGTTTGTGTACGACGGTGTTGTCTGGCGCGCGGACGAGGGTGATATGCGCATTTCCGAGATGGCGAAGCGCGTCATCCGTCGTCTGCATAATTTCGGCGTTCTGATTCAGAACGAAAAGAGCCGGGATGCTTATCTGGAGGCTGTCAAGAAACGGCAGGCGCGACGCGGGCGAGATATGATGATTAAAGACGCGCAGAGCGTGTATCCGATCAGTTTTAAAGCCTTTGACCGTCATCCTTTCCTGTTCAACCTTAAAAATGGTACTCTCGACCTTCAAACGCTGGAGTTCCGGGAACATCGACCCGAGGACATGCTGACGAAGGTGGCGGGGCTGGATTATGACCAGAACGCCACATGCCCACGCTGGAACAGCTATGTTTCCGAGATCATGCAGGGTGATGAAGACCGCTCACGGTATATCCAGAAAGCTCTCGGCTACACCCTTTCCGGCGACACGTCACTCGAATGCCTGTTCATCCTGTACGGTGCGACGAGTCGAAATGGCAAAGGCACAATGATGGAGACGTATCTCACAATCCAGGGCGACTACGGCAGAACCGCTAACCCGGATATGCTCGCCAGCAAGTTCAACAACAGCAGCAGTTCGTCTGGCCCTTCCGAGGACGTGGCTCGATTGGCGGGTTCCCGCTTTATCAACATCTCCGAGCCGGAGCGTAAAATCACGCTGAACTCTGCCTTGACGAAACGTCTGACGGGCAACGATACCATCACGGCGCGCTACTTGAACGAGAACAGCATCGAGTTCCGGCCGAGCTTTAAGATTTTCATCAACACGAATCACCTGCCCAACATCACCGACATGACGCTGTTCCAGTCGGGACGTATTAAGATTATCCCCTTCAACCGGCACTTCGAGGAAGAGGAGCAGGACAAAGGGCTCAAGAAGCTGTTCCGGCAGGAGATCAACCTATCGGCGATCTTCAACTGGATTCTGGATGGGTACGTTCTGTACACGCTGGAGGGTTTGGAGATGCCGGCCTCCGTCATCGCGGCGACCAGCGAGTACAATCGCGAGTCCGATCGATTCGGTCAGTTCGTGGATGAGTGCCTGGAAGAAGGCGAGGCGTTAGAAGTCAGGACATCGGTTGTCTACCGTGTTTACCAGCAATGGTGTTCTGATAACGGATACAAGCCGGAAAGTGTGCGCGGTTTGAACCAGGCTTTGGGCACGAAGTACGAAATCGTGCGCAAGCGTCCCAACGACGGGTCGGGCGGTCCTACGCCCATGATTCAGAAGGTTGGTTTGACGCAAAGGGACAGTCTGGTCAAAGAGTGATGCCTTGAAAGTGACGCAGGAAGACTGTGAAAAGCCGTCAAATCGGCTTGCAGTAAGCCTTTCGATGTCCACGCTTAAACTCTTGTAGCGGGTTGTAGCTGGTTATATAAGCCCTATTATATATTTACTTTTTCTCGTATGCGGGGGATATATAAACCAGCTACAACCAGCTACAAGATGGTCGGCGAGGGACTGTAAACCCTTGTGGAATAAGGGTTTGAGAGGGTTTCGAGGACGTTTAACTGTGTTTAACCCAACTTCTGCCATTGAGTCTGTGTCCCAGCCGCTTTGAAGGTGAAGGTGGATGCAAGTTGGCTTGTGCCTTTGCTACCAGGGCGGCTTTCTTGACCGGGACATTACGATTGCAGGTGTTCATAGCTGAATGGAAAGGGTGATCCTTGTGCCATATAAATGCCGCCGTCCTTGTGCCGTTCCCGGTTGCCCAGGTCTTGCGGACGCAGGGCGGCGTTACTGTGAAGCCCATGCCGACCGACAGCGGGAGGACAACCGTAGGATTGAGAACGACATCTACGACCGATGTTGGAGGAGAGTCAGTAAAGCGTTTCTTCGCGCTCACCCTTTGTGCGTCATGTGCGAAGCTGAGGGCAAGCTGACACCAGCCACTGTGGTAGACCACATCGTTCCGCACCGTGGCGACCGTAAGTTGTTCTGGGACAAGACGAACTGGCAGCCTTTGTGCAAGCGGTGCCACGATGTCAAAACGCTGACAGAAGATGTGCGACCTGAGTACAAGTTTTAAACTACTCATAGTTGTGGCAAATGAACTGTTCTCACTCAACATGATGACTGAGACGGTATAGTTCAGCGAAATCGAATGTACTTTTCAAAGCGTATTCAAACGTAGACAAGTGTCCATTTTACGGGGTCACGGGGTCGGTAGGGGCGGGTCGAATCTCCACGACTTTTCCAGCGCCCGGCCGCCCGGCCTGCTTTACGAAAAAACGCGGAACCAGACGCCCTATTAACCCCCTACAGCCGTGAAACCCAGGCGGCAAGCCGGTTCTGGGCTGTTCGGGTACTGAACGATTCAGAAAACGTCGTGATCATGCCTTTTCGTGGACCCTTAACGGCGCGAATCGCACGACGAGAGCGGCGAGCCGGTGAGAGACCGTAGAGGCGACTGGCTGGACACTTTCTTTGAAAAAATGGACTGTTTTTCAAAGAAATCAAAGTTTTCAAAGACCAACGATATAGCCGCTCCGAGCCATCGCTCCGGGCGGTTTTTGCATACCCGCGTGAGCCACAGATGCTTATACCGGGACGGAAGGAGTGTGAGAGATATGGCGAAAGATGGAAGCAATCGCGGCGGCAGAAGACCCGGCTCGGGACGAAAGGCAAAGCCGCTGGTTGAGAAAATGATGGACGGGAACACCGGCCACCGAAAGACCAAGGCAATGGACTTCAATGATATCCCCGACCTGGAAGCCGCCGATATGCCGGAGCCCCACGAAATGCTGTCTGCCGAACAGCGAGACGGCAGCATACTGCAAGCTAGAGACATCTACGAGAAAACATGGCTGTGGATCAGTGAGCGCGGATGCGCTGCGCTGGTATCCCCTCAGCTGCTGGAACGCTACGCCATGAGCGCGGCGCGCTGGATTCAGTGCGAAGAGGCCGTCACCCGGTACGGTGCTCTCGGAAAGCACCCGACGACCGGCGCTCCCATCGCCAGTCCTTACGTCACTATGAGCCAGGGGTATATGAACCAGACGAACCGCCTGTGGTCGGAGATCTTCGATATCGTCCGGGCGAACAGCCTGCAGGAGGTCGGCGGTGCAAATCCGCAGAGCGATGTGATGGAGCGGCTGCTGACCGCCAGAAAGGGATAACTTCCCGCCGTGGAAAAGGGATAAACGCCGGCAGTGTTCCAATAACCGGCTTTCGCTTGATTGCTTGGCGGGATTCCAAACAGCAGGACACAGGTAACCAGACCATCAACCGTAAGCTGTATATTACACCACAACCTGCGAACGACAGCAGGACAACGTGACAACAGGGCGCGGGCCGAAAGGCTGACGCGCTCTTTTCATGCCCGGAAGGGCTGAACGAAACCACATCACGGGAAAGGCTGGCAACCCAGTCCTCTCCCGTAGACAGAAAGTGAGGAAACACAGCGTGAGCAGCAATGATTATTCCACCTGCAAGACAGCCGAAGCCGTATGTCAGGGCCATCCCGACAAGCTCTGCGACCTGATCGCCGATTCCATTCTCGACGCTTGCCTCCGGGAAGACCGCATGTCCCGCGTAGCGTGCGAGGTGATGATTACCAAAGGGCGCGTAGTCGTCGCCGGCGAGATCACCTGCGCCAAGCGCGTGGACGTCCGGTTCATCGTGCGCCGTGTGCTGGAGAAAGTCGGCTACAAACCGAGCCGCTTCCGCATCTCCGTTTACCTTCACCAGCAGAGCAAGGACATCGCGTCCGGCGTGGACGTTGCGCTCGAAACCAGGGCCGCAGGTGTGTCCGATCCTTACGACCAGATCGGCGCGGGCGACCAGGGTACAGTGTACGGCTACGCTACCGACGAAAACCGTGCCATGATTCCGGCTCCGCTTCTGTACGCCCAGCGCATCTGTAAGAAGCTCGACGAGTGCCGGAAGGGTCTGGTCGTCAAAGGCATCAAGCCGGACGGCAAGGCGCAGGTGACAGTCGAGTATGCTTGCGGCAAGCCCGTGCGGGTGTCTGCAGTGGTGGTGAGCATTCAGCACGACGCAAAGCTCGATCAGAAAACGTTGGAACGCGAAATTCGGCTGCACGTCCTGACACCTGTGTTCAACGACTTCCCTTTGGACGAAAAAACCACCGTGCTCATCAATCCCAGCGGTCGCTTCGTCTTGGGTGGCCCGGACGCGGACACCGGCTTGACCGGCAGGAAGCTGTGCGTAGACACCTACGGCGGTCTCGGCGGTCTCGGCGGAGGCGCGCTTTCCGGAAAAGACCCGACGAAGGTTGATCGTTCCGGCGTGTACATGGCGCGTTATATCGCCAAGAACGTCGTGTGGGCGGGGCTGGCCGACAAGTGCGAGGTTGCGCTGTCTTACGCCATCGGAAAGGCGAATCCCGTGATGGTGAGCGTGAAAGGCTTCGGCTCGAGCGCGCTGACCGACAGCCAGCTCACCCGGATTGTAAACCGTGTCTTTGACATGCGACCGGCGGCGATCATCGACCATCTCGATCTGCGTAATGTTTGTTACACCGATACAAGCTCATACGGGCATTTCGGCTCCTTCCTGCTTCCTTGGGAAGATGTGGATATGCTCGACGTGCTGCGGAACGCGGCAAGGGAAGTGGCGGAGTCCTGTTGCGACTCGGCCGTCGCCGCAAATGACGCCGATCCCAATGATACAGGAGGTACGGGAGAATGACGATAGAGAAACTGCGGCTGGCGGATCTGCGTCCGGCCGAATACAACCCTCGCAAGGACCTCAAGCCCGGAGACTCCGAGTATGAGAAGCTCAAGCGTTCCATCGAGCAGTTCGGCTACGTCGATCTGCTCATCTGGAACAAGACTACGGGGCATATCGTTGGCGGTCACCAAAGGGCGAAGGTCATGCTCGATCTGGGCTACGACGAAGTGGACTGCGTGGTCGTCGAGATGGACGAAACGCGGGAGAAAGCGCTCAATGTAGCCTTGAACAAGATCAACGGCGATTGGGACAAGGACAAACTGGCGCTCGTCATCGCGGACATCCAGGGCTCCGACTTCGACGTCGCCTTCACGGGCTTCGATGAATCTGAGATTGCTGACCTTTTCGTGGAAACCGCAAAGGGTGAGGCGCACGATGACGATTTTGATACCGACACCGCGCTCAAAGAAAAGCCTTTCGTGGAAACGGGCGATGTGTGGACACTCGGACGACATCGTCTAGTCTGTGGTGATTCCACAAAGGCTGAAACTTTCGAGACGCTCATGGGCGGTAAGCGAGCTAACCTCTGTGTGACCGACCCGCCTTACAACTGTGACTACGAGGGCGGGACGGGCATGAAGATTCTGAACGACAAGATGTCCGCCGAAAAGTTCAAGGCATTCCTGCTGGCTGCCTTCACCGGCATCTTCAACGCGCTGGTGGACGGCGGCTCTTTCTATGCTTTTCACTCGGACGCAGAGAAGGTCAACTTCTTCGAGGCGGCTGTGGAGGCGGGCTTCCATTACTCGACCACCTGCGTTTGGGTGAAGAACAGTCTGGTCATCGGGCGCATGGACTACCAAATGCGGCATGAGCCGGTGCTCTACGCTTTCAAGGACACGGCGAAGCACAAATGGTACAGCGACCGCAAACAGACCACGGTGTGGGAGTTCGACCGTCCGACCAAGAGCAAGCTCCACCCAACGATGAAGCCGATACCGCTTATTGCGTACCCGATTCAGAACAGTTCCGCGCCCAACGGCATCGTACTCGACCCCTTCGGCGGCAGTGGCAGTACGCTCATTGCCTGTGAACAGACCGACCGAATCTGTTTTACCTCTGAGCTTGACCCGGTCTACGCGACCGTCATGGTGAAAAGGTATATCGAGCAGGTCGGCGGCAGCGAGGGAGTAAGCCTCGTCCGCGATGGCTTGACGTACCAGTTCAGCGAAGTGCCGGGCGTGGCGGCGATGAGTGAGACGACCGCAGGCAACAAGGCTGGTAGCGACAATGGATAAACAACTGACCCTCGGCAGCCTGTTCGACGGCTCCGGGGGTTTTCCTTTGGCGGGGCTGCTCAACGGCATCAAACCCGTGTGGCTTTCCGAGATCGAACCGTTTGCGTCCCTCGTCACGGCAAAACGCTTCTCGAACGTGAAGCACTATGGCGACATCTCCACGCTCAACGGCGCGGACTTGGAGTCCGTGGACATCATCACCTTTGGCAGCCCATGCACCTCGCTCTCTGTCGCTGGCCTTCGGGCTGGCTTGGAGGGCAAACAATCTGTCCTCTTTTTCCAAGCGATACGAATCATCAAAGAAATGAGGTGTAAGACCAATGGCAAGTATCCGAGATGGATATGCTGGGAGAACGTCTTCGGCGTCTTCAGCTCATCGCAAGGGCGGGACTTCCAACGCGTCCTCGAAGAGATCATCGGCGTTGTGGTTCCGAACGCCACGGTGCCTCCGCCTGACGATTACAAGTGGCCCTACGCCGATGTTTACGTGGGCGACGGATGGAGCCTTGCGTACAGAACTCTTAACGCGCAATGGTACGGAGTTGCCCAACGGCGCCGTCGTTGTTACCTTGTCGCAGATTTTGGAAGTGAACGTGCCGGCGACATACTATTTGAGCGCCAGGGCGTGTCAAGGTATTTTACGCAGGGCTTCGACACGTGGGAAGGAACTCCCGACGATTCTCCGAATCGCGCTGGAGCGACAGAGTCAAAAGAATTAGCCCTCTGTCTGAACGACCAGGGCGGTGATCGCATGGATGTGTCCGAATGGGTGGCGGCTACGCTTCGTGCTCAGAGCCATGGACACGAACCGTGTGTGCTTCACGCAGCGGGATTCTGTACCGAGCATTCGGAGAACAGCAGGAGTATCGGCTACGAGGAGGAAGTCAGTCCTACGCTCCGTGCCGGTGTCGTTCCCGCTGCGCTGTCCGTGGAGAATCATCCCGCAGACGGCAGGATCGGCATCAACGAGGATGGGAAAACGCAAACGCTCACGAAACACTGCGGTACAGGCGGCATGAACGTCCCTTTGGTGGCGGAAGCCCAGAAACCAGATGTTCAACACATCGCCTACGGTCTCTGCTCCAAGAAAAGCCACTCTATGCTCTCCGACAATCCTCACTCCGGCTTCTACGAAGCGCAAACGACGCGAACGCTGGATAAGAGTGGTGGCTCACCTCTCTGTAATCAAGGAGGCATTGCTGTTGTAGTTATCCAAGGTTCCATGATTGGCAGAGCCGAAAAGAACGGCCCGCAAGGGAGCGGTGTCGGTGGGGATGTGTCCTTCACGCTCGATGTCGCCGACCGGCACGGTGTGGCTTACGCCATGACCACCGGCAGCTACACGCAGGTCGTCAAGGACAGAGCGCCGACTCTTCAACATCGGGACTGGAAAGACCCGCCTATCGTCACCGAGGAGGAAACCCATCCGCCCGATGTGCAGTACGTTGTGCGTAGGCTTACTCCGACCGAGTGCGCTGTCTTGCAGGGGTTCCCGCGCTGGTACTGCTCCGAGCTTGCCATCACCGACCCGACCGAGGAGCAGATCGCTTTCTGGATGGACGTTTGGCAGACCTATGCGGATGTCACCGGGGAGAAAAAGTCCAAGACGCGCAAGCAGGTCATCGCTTGGCTTGCCAAGCCTTACTCCACGTCGGCAGAGTACCGCGTTTGGGGCAACGGCATCGCGTTGCCATGCGCTGTGTTCGTCTTAGGCGGCATCACGGAGTTGGTGGACAATTCGTAACTTTTTCTGAAAGGTTACGCAAACGCTTGATTTTTCTTGATGTTCAGCGTATACTATGAGTAGGGCAATCCCTACTTTTCGGAAATAGTAGGAATTCACCTGCCCGAAAGGAGACTCCAAATGCAAAATATCATTGTTGACAACGCAAAGGTGATGGCAAAGGGTCAGATTACGCTGCCCAAAGACATCCGTGATTTTCTGCGTCTTGCTACCGGCGACCGTGTTACCCTCGTTTGCGAGGGCGATCAAGTGATCATGATGAACTCCGCAGTCTACGCTATGAAAACGCTTCAGCGTGAGATGACCGGCGAAGCTGCGAAAGCAGGGATTCAGAGTGTAGAGGATGTTGATGACCTCGTTGCGGATGTCCGCAAGGAGATCGAGGGGATATGAAGATTCTTATCGACACAAACATCCTCATCTCCGCATCCCTCTTTCCAGACAGCCTTCCGGCGCGTGCCTATTATCTCGCGGTTTGCCCACCGAACAAAGCGATAGTCTGCGATCAGAACGTCGACGAGCTTCGGGCTGTCTACAATCGCAAATTTCCTCACAAACTGGCTGTGATGGAGCACTTCCTCGCGCAGGCTCTCTTAATTTTACAGGTAGTCAGCACGCCGGTGGATGTGGAAAACAAGGAATCGGAGATAAGGGACGTCAAAGACCGACCGATACTCCGTGCCGCCATTAATGCTGACGTCGATGTGATTCTCACAGGCGACAAGGACTTCCTTGAGTCCGGCATCGAGAATCCGAAGATTTTCACAGCACGCGACTTCATCGACCTATCAGAAGGCAAAGCAAAAAACTAAAACGCCTTAAGGAATGCTCCGCTTGGCACAGTAGCTGCCGTGCGGGACTCCTTTATTGCGCTAAAAACCGATTGTGTACACTACACAAGCATGACCGCCTTCATTCGAGGGCGGTTTTGTGTACATGGTAGAATGTGCCGGAAAGCCAGTAAAATCAACAGAATTGACTTGCTATCCGGGTAAATGTACGGGATCATGTGCGTGCGCCAAGGAAAACGGCGACACGAAACGAGGAGGATTCCAGCATGAAGATTTCCTACAACCTTACCGGCGAAGCGAGAAAGAACCTCGTCAAAGCCATTTCGACCGAGCTTAACACCGAAACCCACTACTGCGGAGCGCCGACCTTCAACTACACCATCGGGGAGTACACCATCGACAAGAACGGCACGGTGAGCGGCCCCGACAATCGCGGGCTCATTGCAGACCTCGAAGGGCTTTACAGCCTGATTCCCGCAGAGAAAACCTACGACACCGAAAAGAACGCGCCTCAGCCTGAGAGCGAGGAGACCCTCGAACCCCGCTATACCGACGGGGAGTTTGGCTTGGGTGTTCACCGCTGCGACCCTGCCGGGGAGAACGGCATGCAAGCGGACGACGCACTCGAGACCGAGCCCGACAGCCAGCCCACCGACGAGGAAACCGACGAAGAAACCGAAGAAGCCTACGGCTTGACGGTGAGCCTGCCGAGGGAGGATTACAGCGCCGAGGCGCTCGACAACCTCAAGCGGCTGGTTGCCTCGAAAGCGAGCCTCATCAAGAAGTCGCTGGGGTTGACTGAGCTACCCATCGAGGTAGACGACAAGGTCATTTCCTTCCCTTGGTACAACGAGATGCCCTCGCCGGAGGTCATCAGCGCGACCAGCCACCTCATCGGCAAGCTGGCGGCTTTCGCCAAGCTCCACCGCGTCAACAACAAAGCCGACGAGCCGGTCGAGAACGAGAAGTTCGCTTTCCGCTGCTTCCTCATTCGCCTCGGTTTTGTAGGCAAGGAGTACAAGGAGATTCGCCACACCCTGCTCAAAAACATGGAAGGCAACGGAGCCTTCAAGAGCGAGCAGAAGCCCGTGAAGTCCGACGCGACCGAACCCCAGACCGGCGAGGAGGCGACCAACAATGAATAACTTCCCGAATCGAGAGACGGTCGAGCGCATCCGCAGGGAATACCCTGCGGGCACTCGCATCGAGCTTCTCCAGATGGATGATTGCTTTGCGCCTCCCATCGGCACTCGCGGAACCGTTATCGCCGTGGACGACGCCGGCTCCATCATGCCACGCTGGGACAACGGCAGTTCGCTTTCTGTGGCTTTCGAAGTCGACCGTGTGCGGAAGCTCACCGAGGAGGACGAGAGCCATGACTGAAACCTTGAAGTTCCAGATAGAGCAGGTACGGCGTTCGGGTAAAGCCAACATGCTGGACACAAACGCCATCCAGTACTACGCCAACGAGATGAACCTTAACGAGCTGGTTGTTTTCCTGATTGACCAGTCCAACCAAAAGACCTACTTCAACTACATTCTGACCGGCGAAGACCCGGCGGAAGAAACGGAGGCTTAGCATGTCGCATTTCAACGTCGCGGTTTTCAGCCGCAACCCTTTGGAGATCGACGGTCTCCTGGAACCCTTCAACGAGTGCGCGGGCGCGGATTCCCCTTACATGGAGTTTGTGGAGGACGAGGACGGAGATTTCAACGAGGCCGTCGGCAAGAAGGGTTACTGGACGAATCCCAACGCAAGGTACGATTGGTACGAGCTTGGGGGGCGATGGAGAGGACTTCTCAAGCTGAAGCCGGGCTGCACCGGCACCTACGGCTTGCCCAGCCCCTTCGACAAGAAGATCCTGCTCGACCCGACCCGCTGTGACCAAGCGCTCGTGAATGACTGCGACTTCACGCCCAATGAGGAAGCAAGGCAAAGAGCCGCCCGATTCTGGGAGGTGGTCGTCGAGAAGCAGCCGCTCAGGGAAGATGAGAATTCTGACAACTTCACTTCCTTCTACAGCGAGAAATACTTCCAAGAACGCTATGGCACGAAGGAAGCCTATGCCGACTGGGCGGCAAGCTTCCAGACCTACGCTTTCCTGACCGTTGACGGAGAGTTCGTCTCTACGGCGACCATGGGATGGTTTGGCTGCGACGATGCCACGGCTGAGGCAGTAGAAGCTTATAGAAAGCGCTTCGCCGCTTACCTCGCGGAAGCGCAGGAGCAGGGATTGTTCATCAGCGTGTACGATTTTCACATTTAGGAGGAGAGGCGAAGGACCTCTCCTCTTGCCTTTCGCCCTATGTGGGCGGGAATGGAGGGTCTTCTATGTCATGCACAGTGACCGTGACAAACGGTTCTATTCCGGAAGCGGAGCAGCGGGCGTACATTGCCCGAGCCGTGAAGAAGTACGGAAGGGAGCCGCTCCATATCGACATCACGGTGGATGGGGACGAGGTGGAGCTTCGCTACGACTTCGGAACAGTACCTTTCCATCGAATTCGCCGCATCACCGGCTACCTGGTCGGTACTCTGGATCGCTTCAACAACGGCAAACGCGCCGAGGAGCGCGACCGCGTGAAGCACGGGCTGAGCGACGGCTCAACGGAGGGACTCTGAGCTTCTTGCGCCTGGGCGCGCCGATCTGCCACCAGGACGAGCCGTGGCGCGTTTTCGGGCTTTGGCGGTACGTTTACCGCGCCTAATGTGATCGCCTTTCTGGAAGCCGTCCTGAGGCTTCCTGCGAGGGGTGTTATGGTTGGCATCTATCAGTGGCATCTGAATGGTGTACTAAGCACAATATGTAGCGTCCAACACCTCGAAAAGATTGTGTAGTATTCCGAGGGAATTATCACAGACACCCGTTGCTATTCAAGCGGAGTAGAGCGATCATACGTGTGCGCTAAGGGAAAGGGCGACACAGAAATGGAGGACACGAGCATGATGGAGAAACAGATCAAGCAGATCGAGGAGCAGCTTCCCAAGGGTGAGAAGATCAACCGCGCCTACCGCGCCATCGAGGGCGACGTCAGGGTCATCACCAGGGACGCCGACGGACGCGAGACCCGCTATACGGTGATTTTCGGCGAGAACGACAACGTCACGCTGAAGCCGATGTAAGCGCCCCAGCCACAGACCGAAACCACCGAGCCGGCCCGAAAGGGCTGTTGCTCGTTCACGATAGAAACCAGACGGGTTGAGCCTTTGGCTCGGCTCTTTTCTTTTGCCGCCATCGGGCGGCTTTTTTGTTGCCCATTGCGGCGGGAAGGAGGACATATTTCATGGCAATGCGCAAGCTGAAAGACTACACACCGACGCGCTTCATGGCTCCGGACAGCCACTACGATAAAGCCGCCGCTGACTACGCCGTGGCATTCATCGAATCGCTCTGCCACACGAAAGGCAAATGGGCGGGAAAGCCCTTCGAGTTGATTGACTGGCAGGAGCGTATCGTTCGTGACATCTTCGGTGTGATCAAACCGAACGGCTACAGGCAGTTCAACACGGCGTATATCGAGATCAGCAAGAAGCAAGGTAAGTCTGAGCTTGCGGCGGCTATCGCTTTGTTGCTTACCTGCGCCGATGGAGAAGAAAGGGCGGAGGTTTATGGCTGCGCTGCCGACCGCCAGCAGGCGGCTATCTGCTACTCAGTCGCTTCCGATATGGTTAGGTACTGCCCGGCACTTGCGAAAAGAGTCAAGATTCTCGACTCTGTGAAACGCATGGTGTATATGCCAACGGGCGGTGTGTATCAGGTTGTGTCGTCGGAAGTTGGGACGAAACACGGATTCAACACTTCTGGAGTCGTATTCGACGAACTTCATATTCAGCCGAACAGAAAACTGTACGACGTAATGCTTCGAGGCTCAGGCGACGCGCGAATGCAGCCGCTCTATTTCCTAATAACCACGGCTGGCGATAATCAGAACAGCATTTGCTGGGAAGTTCACTGCAAGGCTAAGGATTTGTTGGAAGGTCGTAAACACGATCCGACCTTTTACCCTGTCATTTACGGCGCGGAAGAAGGCGATGACTGGACTGACCCCAAGGTGTGGGCAAAAGCGAATCCCAGCCTTGGCATCACTATTGGTATCGATAAGGTTCAAGATGCCTGTAACTCCGCGAAAGAGAATCCTGCCGAAGAGAACGCTTTCCGGCAGCTTCGATTAAACCAGTGGGTCAAGCAAACCATACGCTGGATGCCCATGGACAAATGGGATGCTTGTGCTTTTCCCGTTGACCCGGAATCGCTCAAAGGGCGCGTTTGCTACGGCGGGCTCGACCTTTCGTCTACCACCGACATCACAGCCTTTGTGTTGGTGTTTCCGCCTGAAGATGAGGACGACAAGTATATTGTCCTTCCGTACTTCTGGCTGCCAGCCGACAATATCCCGCTCAGAGTACGGCGCGACAAAGTTTTTTATGATGTTTGGGAGCGTCAGGGGTTAATTAACACGACCGAAGGCACCGTGATTCACTACGACTTCGTAGAGAAGTTCATCGACGATCTCGGTAAGCAGTACAACATTCGATCCATAGCTTTCGACCGTTGGGGTGCCACTCAAATGGTGCAAGACCTCGACGGCATGGGTTACACGGTCGTGCAGTTCTCTCAGGGTTTTCAGGGCATGTCTCCGCCAACAAAAGAGCTGATGAAGCTAGTGCTGGAGAAGCGCATCGCCCACGGAGGTCATCCTGTCCTTCGTTGGATGATGGACAATATATACGTCAAACAGGACCCGGCTGGCAACATCAAGCCGGACAAAGAGAAGTCCACGGAGAAAATCGACGGCGCGGTCGCCATGATCATGGCGCTCGACCGGGCCATCCGCTGTGGCGGCGAGGGCTCCTCCGTGTACGACGGTCGCGGGTTGCTCATAATATAGTGTGAGGAAATCCACACAAATGGTTCTAAATGATATAAACGAGCACCGAATAAGCGAAAACACTTGACAAATCGCACCTTATTGAGTATAATTAGTGCAGGAGGTGTTCGTATGGCACAGGCAACTTTCAGCGTTCGTATGGACGAGGATTTGAAACGTCAGTTTGATTCTCTTTGTGTAGAGTTCGGGATGAACGCGACGACAGCGTTTAATGTGTTTGCAAGAGCCGTAGTCCGCGAAAAGCGAATACCCTTTGATATTCATGCGGCAAATGGCGCCGTGACAAGAGCCGACGGAAGAAAAGCTTTCCGCGCTTTGCGCCAACAGGCAAAAGACAACGGCGTCCAGGATTTGTCTTTAGAAGAGATCAATGAAGAAATACGCCGTTCCCGTTATGGGGAGGAAGGCCAATGATCTGCTTTGCGGTTATCGATACGAATGTTCTGGTATCCGCGTTGCTTTCAAGTCATGATGACGCGGCGACAGTACAGGTCGTAGACAGACTTATCCTCGGTGAAGTGATCCCGCTGTACAACACAGAGATTCTTCGCGAGTATAACGAGGTGCTCAGACGGAAAAAGTTTAACTTTCAAAACGAAACTGTCGACGCTTTGCTTGCGGTGATTCAAAGATACGGCGAGATGGTAGAAGCGACGCCAACCGGCGAGATACTGCCCGACATGAAAGACCTTCCTTTCTACGAGGTCGTTGTTGAACGTCAGGATGATGAAGCGTATTTAGTCACCGGTAATCAGAAGCACTTTCCCAAGAAGCCGTTTATTGTCACGGCGAGTCAACTGCTGGATATTCTGAATAAACGGTAAGTCAAACACAGTAAATTAAGCATCGGTCCCTCTGAGACGGGTGCTTTTTTGCTGCCTTTTTCATGTAAAAATGATTGGATTTGAGGAGGAAACCGCATGAATCCATTCGCTAAATTCTTTCGCCCGCGTGACAAGCCGCCCGCCTCCGGCGCGACCGACTATATGAACGGTAGTCCTTATATGTTCTTCATGGGCGGCAGCTCGTCCGGCAAGCATGTCAATGAGCGGAGTGCCATGCAGATGACCGCCGTGTATAGCTGTGTTCGTATCCTGTCGGAAGCTGTGGCCGGCTTGCCTTTGCACCTCTACCGCTACACGGAGAACGGCGGCAAAGAGAAAGCCATCGACCATCCTTTGTACAGGCTGCTCCACGATGAACCGAATCCCGAAATGACGAGCTTCATTTTCCGGGAGACCCTCATGACGCATCTCTTGCTCTGGGGCAACGCCTACGCGCAGATCGTACGAAACGGTCACGGCGAGGTGTTGGGGCTGTATCCGCTCATGCCCTCGAAGATGACCGTGGACAGGGACGCGAAGGGCGAGCTGTTCTACCGCTACCAGCGCACCACCGAGGACAGTCCCGGCCTGGGCGAACCGAAGATGGTTTACCTCGACCCGCACGACGTGCTGCACATCCCGGGCTTGGGCTTCGACGGTCTTGTTGGCTACAGTCCCATCGCCATGGCCAAGAACGCCATCGGCATGGCGATTGCTTGTGAGGAGTACGGTGCAAAGTTCTTCGCCAACGGCGCGAATCCCGGAGGCGTCCTTGAACACCCCGGCACGATCAAAGATCCGCAAAGGGTGAGAGAAAGCTGGAACAGCGTCTACCAGGGCTCCGGCAACAGTCATCGTATCGCCGTGCTCGAAGAAGGCATGAAGTTCCAGCCCATCGCTATCTCCAACGAACAGGCACAATTTTTGGAGACACGCAAGTTCCAGATTGACGAGATCGCGAGGATATTCAGAGTGCCTCCGCACATGGTCGGCGACCTTGAAAAGTCCTCTTTCAGTAACATCGAGCAACAATCCCTGGAGTTCGTTATGTACACCCTTCGGCCGTGGCTTGTCCGATGGGAGCAAAATCTAGCGCGGGCGCTGTTCTCAGATGCCGAAAAACCCAGGATGTTCTTAAAGTTCAATGTGGACGGGCTTTTGCGCGGCGATTACGTCAGCCGCATGAACGGCTACGCGGTCGGTCGGCAGAACGGCTGGATGAGCGCGAACGACATCAGATCGCTTGAGGACCTCGACCCAATCCCGGAGGCCGAAGGCGGCGATCTCTATTTGGTCAACGGCAACTATTGCAAGCTCCAAGATGCCGGCTCCGCGTACTCCAAGGAGCGGAAGACCGAGCCACAGTCTGAGTCAGAGTCACCGACCGCTGACCCACCTGCGGAGGAGCAACCGGCCGAAGAGCCGGATAACGTGCACAAGCGCAAACGGAATAATCGAAAGGAGAAAACACCTCATGAACAAATTCTGGAACTGGGTGCGCGACGAAGACTCCGGTGAGCGCACCCTTTACCTCTGCGGCGTGATCGCCGAGGAATCCTGGTTCGACGACGATGTCACCCCGGCAATGTTCAAGAAAGACCTTCTCTCCGGCGAGGGTGACATCACGGTCTGGCTCAACAGCCCGGGCGGCGATATGCTCGCCGCGAGCCAGATTTACAACATGCTCATGTCCTACAAAGGCAACGTGACCGTGAAGATCGACAGTCTCGCGGCTTCGGCGGCTTCCGTCGTCGCCATGGCGGGCACGAAGGTGCTCATCAGTCCCACGGGACTCATGATGATCCACAACCCCGCGTCTATTGCCATCGGCGACACCGCTGAGATGCGCAAGGCGATTCAGATGTTGGACGAGGTGAAGGAGTCCATCATCAACGCCTATGAGATTCGGACGGGCCTCAGCCGGGCGAAGCTCTCCCACCTCATGGACGGCGAGACGTGGATGAACGCGAACATGGCCATCGAGCTGGGTTTCGCGGACGATCTCCTGTTCACTGCTGCCCAAGGGAGCGAGACTCCGCCAGCCGATCCCGTCACCGCAGAGGACGGCTACGCCTACAGCTGTCGGACCGTGTCCAACAAGTTGCTGGCGCGGATCGCCGCCAAGATGCACAAGGCTGTGGTCAACGAGGCTTTAAAGCCTCCAGCACCCACGGTTCATGCCGAACCTCCCGCGCCTCCCGACCCGCCGGCTCCTACCGTTTCGGAGGAGACCGCTCCCGCTGCAGCACCCGCTTCTGTCCCTGCTGAACCTCAGCAGCCGACGCAAGCGGGTGTTTCCATATCCGCGCTTGAACGGCGCCTTTCGTTGCTTCGGCCCTATGGCATCCCCGCGACCCAAGCCACACTTCCCACTCAGACCGCGCCCGACGGCACGGCCAATTCTTGAAATTATGGAGGAAACCACAATGAGTAAGATCACCGAACTGCGCGAGAAGCGCGCCAAGCTCTGGAGCGACACCAAGGCTTTCCTGGACACCCACCAGAAGGACGGGATTCTCTCGCCCGAGGATAACGCGACCTACGAGCGCATGGAGAACGACGTGGTCGCCCTTGGTCACGAGGTCGAGCGCCTCGAGCGTCAGGCCGCCATCGACCGCGAGCTGGCGTCTCCCGTCAGCGCGCCGCTGACCGCCAAACCCGAGACTGGCAAGCCCGGCGAAACCAGGCGCGGCACTGCTTCCGACGCGTATAAGTCCGCGTTCTGGAATGTCGTGCGCTCCCGCTACAGTCCCGAAATCCGCAACGCGCTGGAAGAGGGCGTGGACAGCGAGGGCGGCTATCTCGTGCCCGAAACGTATGAGAACCGTCTGCTGGAAACCCTCGCGGACTTCAACATCATGCGTCAGGTGGCGCACGTGTTCCGCACCAGCTCCAGCGCCCATAAGATTCCCCTCGTCGCCACGAAGGGCGAAGCCGCGTGGGTGGACGAAGAGGGCGCGATTCCCGAATCCGACGACAGCTTCGGCATCACCTCCATCGGCGCTTACAAGGTCGCCACGATGGTCAAGATTTCCGATGAGCTGCTGGCCGACTCCGTGTTCGACCTCGAATCCTACTTCGCCCGCGAGATCGCCCGCCGTATCGGCACCAAGGAGGAGCAGGCGTTCATCGCCGGCGACGGCACCGGCAAGCCCGCGGGCATCTTTACGCCGACCATCGGCGGCGAGGTCGGTGTGACCACGGCGGGCGCTGCCGCTATCACGGCGGATGAAATCCTCGACCTTTACTACAGCCTCAAGCCTGCCTACCGCGACAAGGCCAACTGGATCATGAACGAGACCACCGTCAAGGCGCTGCGCAAGCTCAAGGATTCCACCGGCAACTACCTGTGGGCGCCCGCGCTCAAGCAGGGCGAGGTGGACACGCTTCTGGGCAAGAAGCTGTACACCAGCGTGTACGCGCCCGAAATCGCGGCGGGCAATCGCACCATCGCGTTCGGCGACTACAGCAACTACTGGATCGCCGACCGCCAGGGCATCAGCATGAAGCGTCTCAACGAGCTGTACGCGGTGACCGGCCAGGTCGGTTTCCTCGCCACCAAGCGCGTGGACGGCCGCGTGATCATGTCCGAGGGCATCAAGCTGCTCTGTCAGAAGACAGCTTGATCCACAGCAGCCAGGTAAGCCGATAGCCGGGGATGAGCAGCCGCGGAAACGCGGCTTTTTCATGTCCCGGCACGGCTTGATTCAGCCCTAAGCGGGCAGGAGGGAACAGATATGAGCAATTACAACACCAGGAATTACACCGAGCAGGGCGGCGAAAAGACCGTCATCGGCGGCGAGTTGGTGATCGAAGCCGGCGCGGAACTGAAGGTGAAGCCCGGCGCGACGTTCACCAACGAGAACGACAGCGGCGGGGAGGGGACCGTTAAGATTCCGTATATGGCGGCCAGCTCTCAGTCCACCGGCTCGAACGTCGCTAAAGACCTGAGCGCCCTGATCGCCCTTCTCAAGGCGGCGGGGCTCATGGACACGGCCGCGCCGACGATTGCCGTGAGCGTCCAGCCGGAGGACGCGGCCTGCGCCGTCAACGGCACGGTTGCTCTTTCGGTGACCGCCGCCTGCACGGACGGCAGGCCCATCGGCTATCAGTGGTACTCGAACACGACCGACAGCAATACGGGCGGCACGAAGATCACCTCGAACGGCACGGCCGCGACCTACGCTCCGCCCACCAACGCGGCGGGCACGATCTACTACTACTGCATCGTTTCCGACGGCAGCGGCGCGGCGACTGAGTCCGTCTCGCCCGTTACGACCGACGCCGTCGCCGTAGTGGTGAGCTGATGGGAGGCGTAGTCCATGACGGTTGACGAACGGCGCATGGTGGTGCTGGCGAAGGTCAAGGCGAACCTGATCATTGAGCACGGGCGGGACGACGGCATCCTTTCCCTGCACGTTCAGGCCGCCATGGACTACGCCGGCAAGTTCCAGCACAAAGATGATTCCTATTACAACACGCATGACATGTCCCCCGTGACCACGCAGGCTGTCGTGATGCTCGCCAGCTTCTACTACGAATCGAAGGACGGCGGCAGCGGCGGCTTTTTCCAGCCCACGGCGACCGCCGCCAGGCAGACCATGGAGTGCGTGAACAACCTGCTGAGACTGGATAAGGACTGGAAGGTGTGAGAATTGAGTATTCGCATGAACGATTTCATGGACATTATCGAGCGCCGCGTAGATAAGGACGCCGAGGGGTTCGGACGGGAATCCGACGTTGTTCTGGCGTCTGTCCGCGCCGAGAAGTCCTACGTTTCCATGAGCGAAGAGACAAACGACGCGACCTTCGCCGTGCAGGCGGCGACCTTCAAGTTTCGCCGTATCCCCGGTCTTGCCATTCATCCCGAACTGTTCCTCGTCGATTCCGCCGGGAGATACAACATCACGGCGGTGGACGAGGTATCCGGGCGCGGCATGTATATCATAGCCACGGCGCGGCTCGTGACGGCGTCGGAAGGGTGATCGTATGGCAAAGGTGACGATTGAGTTCCCGGACGATATCGTGAAGAAGCTCGCCAAACTGGAGAGCCGGACGGACGAGGTGCTGGAAAAGACGCTGAAGGCGGGGGCGGACGTGGTCAAGCCTGTGTTCAAAGCGAAGCTCGCGTGCGCGATCGGCAGAAACACGAAGCGAAAGAGCAAGTCCACGGGTCAGCTGGCGGGCGCTCTGGGCGTCAGCCCCGTCAAGTCCGCCGACGACGGCTCCGTGGACGTTAAGATCGGCTTCAACGAGCCCCGGAAGGACGGGAAGCGCAACGCCATGATCGCCTCCATTCTGGAGCACGGCCGGTCGAACCAGCCCGCGCGGCCGTTCGTCAGCGCGACCAAAAGCGCCGTCAAAGCGCCCGCCACTCAGGCGATGGTGGACGCCTTCAACAAGGAGGTGGATGGGCTGTGAGTATTCTGTCCGAACTGAAGCTGATCGCCCAGCGCCTCGCGATCCCCGTCCAGACGGGCAATTTTCAGAAGAAACCACCGGACGTGTTCCTGGTGCTCACGCCCATGACGGAGATTTTCCCGGAGCACGCGGACGACGAACCGCAGTGTACACAGCCGGAGGTCCGGCTATCTCTTTACTCCAAAGGCAGCTACACCGGTCTTGCGGATACGCTGGTTAAGCGGCTGCTGCAAAGCGATTTCACGGTGACGGGCCGTCAGTACATCGAGTACGAGACTGATACGGGCTTCCACCATTATGAAATCGACGTCGCGAAAGCGTATCCGTTTATTCTGAATGAGGAACAAAATCAATGAGTACAATCGGTCTTGACCGGCTCGTGTACGCGCGCATCACCGAAGACGCCGACGGCAACGAGAGCTACGGTATCCCGCGCACACTTGCCAAAGCGATCGACGCGGACCTGTCGGTGGAAGTCGCCGAGGCGACGCTGTACGCCGACGACGGAGCCGCCGAGCACATTTCGGAGTTTCAGTCCGGCAAGCTGACCCTTGGGGTCAACGACATCGGAAGAGTATCCGCATGCGAACTGACCGGCGCGAGCGTGGACGACAACGGCGTCCTGATCTCCGGCAGCGAGGACGCGGCGGAACCGGTCGCCGTGGGCTTCCGCGCCAGACGCTCCAAAGGGACGTACCGGTATTTCTGGCTGTATCGCGTTCTTTTCAAGGTGCCGTCCACGTCCCTTGAGACGAAGGGCGACAACATTTCCTTCAAAACGCCCAGCATCGAGGGAACGGTGTATCGGAGGAACCGGCTGGACGCGCGCGGCAAGCATCCCTGGAAAGCGGAAGTCACGGAAGGGGACGCGTCTGTGAGTCCGTCTACCATTTCCGGCTGGTACGGCTCCGTCTACGAACCGAACTACGGCGGGGCGGGCATCACCGTCAACACCCAGCCTTCCGGCGTCGCGGTCACGGCAGGAGCCATTTCCAGCACCTTGACCGTTATCGCTTCGACCAGCGCGGGTTCCTTGTCCTATCAGTGGTACAGGAACACGAGCAACAGCACGTCGGGCGGCGCTCTCGTTTCCGGCGCAACCGGCGCGAGCTACAGTCTGCCCTCGAATCTCACGGCCGGCACTTACTACTATTACTGCATCGTCAGTAATGGCACGACCTCTGTCGCAACGGTTCCCGCCGCCGTGGTCGTTTCGTCCGCAGGTTCCGCCGCTACCCTTGCTTTCACAACCCAACCCACGGGTAAAAGCGTTACGGCGGGTTCCATCACCGGCGTCCTGACCGCCGCCGCGTCCGCCACGGACGGCTCCGCCGTGAGCTATCAGTGGTACAGGAACACGAGTAATAACACGACGGGCGGCACGGCCATCACCGGCGCGACTTCGGGCACGCTGACGATTCCCACCGACCTGACCGCCGGAACGTACTACTTCTACTGCAAAGCGACCAGCGCGAGCCTCGGCACGGTCTGCTCGAACACGGCGGCTGTCGTCGTCGCTTCGGCGAGCGCGGCTACCGGCACGATCACCATTACGGCGCAGCCTGGCTCCATTGGCGTGACGGCCGGTTCTGTGTCCGGCACGCTCACGCCCATCGCCTCGTCCTCGGACGGCTCGACGCTTTCCTACCAGTGGTATGAGGCGACCACGGACAGCAACGCCAGCGGCACGCCGATTTCCGGCGCGACCGGCAGCTCGTATCATCTGCCGGTCTCCCTGCAGGAGGGCACGTATTACTACTACTGCGCCATCTCCAGCCCCACCTGCGCGACCGTCAAGACTCAGGCCGTCACGATCACCGTCGCGGCGGGTACGGCGACCATCCACATCAGTTCCCAGCCCAGCGGTAAAACCGTTACGGCCGGCTCGATCACAGGGACTATGAGCGTGACGGTTTCGGCGACGGACGGTTCCACGCTGACGTATCAGTGGTATCAAAACACCACGGACAGCAACAGCGGCGGCACGCTGGTATCGGGAGCGGTATCCGCTTCGCTCACCATCCCGACCGACCTTGCGCAGGGCAGCTATTACTACTACTGCGTGGTCTCCGCATCCGGGCTGACTTCCGTCGCGTCGAGCACGGCGCTCATTACGGTGCTGGCGGTCGGTTCCGCTGTGATTACCATCACGGCCACCCCGAACGAACAGACCTTCGACCAGTACACGGCCAACGCCGGGATCTCCATCGTGGCTTCGGCTTCGGACGGCGGGACGCTCAGTTACCAGTGGTACGGCAATACCACCGCGAGCAACAGCGATGGAACGCTCGTCTCCGGCGCAACGGGCGCGACATACGGCGTGCCCACCGCGGCTTCCGGAACGTTCTATTATTACTGCGTGATCAGCGCCACCAACGCTGCCTCCGTGACCAGCGGCGTCTGCGTCATCATAATTTCGCCTGTTGACGCCGCGATCAGCATTACGACCCAGCCCACCGGTGTGACGGTGACGGAGGGCGCGATCACCGGCAGCCTGACCGTCGCGGCAAAGGCCAACAACGGCGCGGCTGTGAGTTACCAGTGGTACTCGAACACCGGCAACAGCGCCTCGGGTGGCACGGCGATCTCCGGCGAAACGAACGCCAGCCTTACGATTCCGACCGACCTCGCCGAGGGCGCGCATTACTACTATTGCGTGGTATCCGCTTCCGGGCTCGCCTCCGTCACCTCCAGCGTCGCCGCGGTGACCGTCACGGCGGACGGTGTTGCCGCGATCACCATTACGGCGACGCCGGGCACGCAGACCTTCGCCAATGGCACGACCAACGCCGCGATCTCGGTCGTGGCGACTTCCTCCGACAGCTCGGCGCTCAGCTACCAGTGGTACAGCAATACCACAGCTTCCAACGAAGGCGGTACGCTGATCACCGGCGCGACGAGCCGCACCTACACTGTCCCGACAGACACAAACGGCATCTTCTACTATTACTGCGTCGTGGGCAGCGCGACCTGTGCCTCGGTCACGTCCGGCGTGGGCACGGTGACCATTCAGTAAACAGACCAACAAGCAGAGCGGCGTTTCCTTTGTGGAGCGCCGCTTCCGCTTCTGCATGAACAGCCCATTACCATGGGCGATAGGAGAAAAAAAACACAATGTCTGATATCAATCTCCAAAACAACCCCGCCATTGACAGCGACCGCTCGACCGTGATCACCATCGCGGGACAGGACTACGCTCTTCTTCTGACCACCAAAGCGACCAAGGAAATCGCCAAACGGTACGGAGGCCTCCAGAATCTCGGCGACAAGCTGTTCGAGGGGAAAGAGAATTTCGACGAGGGTTTAGACGAGATCATCTGGCTCATCACCCTTCTGGCCAACCAGTCGGTGCTCATTCATAATCTCCAGAACCCGGACGACCAGCGGGAGCTTCTGGACGCCGAGACGCTCGAGCTGCTGACATCGCCCTATGACCTCCTGGGTTTCAAGGATGCCATCATGTCCTGCATGTCCAAGGGCACGGCGCGCCATGTGGAAACGGAGGATACCGGCGCAAACCCTCCGAAGCCGACGACGGCAGCACGTTCGCGTGGCTCCAGTTCTACGCCTGCTCGCTCCTCGG